CCATAGCAGAAATCATCAACTTTACCTGCACTGGTAACATTCGCAGAAGTAGTACCAGTTAAAGCACCGATGTAACCACAAGGATATTTCATTTCGAAACATTCTTCCACAAATGCATTTATAATAGGAATGAATGCATCTGTTAATGGTTCTGCGATAAAGAGTATATCCCAGTCTTCTCCTTTGATTTTTGATAAAGCATTAGTAAGATTTGTTGTAGTGATTGCTTTCTGTCTTGTACCTTCAGATTCTGTAGTGATGTTCACTGCCAATACAGATGAAGCACCAGTAAACAAATAAGGCACAACTGCACAACCATTATAAGTTGCATCATCACCAAAGGTAGTTTGTGCTTCTCCAACAGTTGTAAACAATTTAGGTTCAGTTTCAAGGCTATCAAAAGCACCAACAACTGCTACTTTACCGGACATTCCCGGTCTGTTGATTAATTGAGTTTTCTTCAATAATACTTTGACTCTTGGTATAACTGCAGTCATAATTTCAATTCTCCAAATTCTTTTAATGATTTCTCAAATTCTTTATCAGATTTGAATTTGAGTTTGTTATCTTCAATGTATGCTTTAAATCCTTCAACGAACATTCTTGGCAATTCCAAGTTGCTTAATGCTTCGTTGACATCAAAAGCATTCTTTTTTTCGTTTTTCTTTGTCATTCTTCAATCACATCCATATCTTCTGTTAATATCTGACAGATTCGTAGTTTCTCTGCTTCAGCATCAAAGTCATCCATTCCAGTGTTGACTTGAAACATTATATGTCCACGAGTTAGTACGAAATCGTTGTTGTATTCCGGTGTAACTCTTTCAACGATTGGTTTATTCGGAAACTTGTCTTTACTGTTCATTACAAGTGATATGACTTCACGAGAAACAGTTTTAATAATGTCGATTGCTTTCTGATATTCACGATTTTTTGTAACAATTAAAACTTCAACTCTATCCACAAAGGATTGTCCTTCCATTGAGATAGTGTGTGCTTCAGCATCTACACTTGCAATAAAAATACTGTTAGATTCTTCTGCAACACGATTAGAAGGATAATTAATCTTAAAATGTTGTAATAAATCGTTTCCTTCAGATTTAGCATCCATTAAAATTTGTAAGATTATTTCATCAGTCGCTAACATAGTAAATCACTTTAATACATCATCCATTCTACTACATACTTCACGAAATACTCCAAATCCCTGACCTTCAATCAAATTAACTACTTCTTCAAAAGCAGGTTCAACAAAAGGATAAGGTTCAGCACTACTTGAAAACAAAGGATAAATCAAATAACCACCTTCACCATAAAATCGAAGTCTTTTCTTTGGTGGAATAGGATGTACTTCACCTCTTCCGAATTCAACACACAAAGGATAAAAATGCTGAAGATTTGTTCCAACAATGTACTGATAATCAGAACCTTCAACTTGAATACTGGAAGCAAGTACACCGGATGCACGAGAATTCTCTGCACGATGACTTTTATCACTTGCATATCTTGATTCTCTGCTCATCAATCGTTTCGCAGTTATTTCCAATCCATCTTTACTTCCTTCATCAACTGCAGTTTTCAATTCTTCTGCAATCTTTTCAACATCTGCAAAGATGTCTCCGAATTCGGAATCAGAACAAGCATCGATTAAATCATCTAAAGCAGATACATCATTATCAACTGTTAATTCTGTATCTAATTCATCCCAAGTTCCCATTCTTTAATACACCATCATTTTGTAGTATTTGTAAGGTTTAAGTAGTTCTTTGGCTTGTATTACAAGTTTATCTCCATATCCAAGTATGTTTGTATCATCTTCATTGTTGTTGACTCTTACATTGTATTTTTGCCATAGTTTACCGGCAGTCCACATACAAATGCCAGTCAAGACAATCGGATCAGTGACTTCAACTTCTTCATCATCAATAACTTCAGTGATAGTTGGTAATTCAGTGACATTGAGATATGATTTCGCATAACTGGTAGTGATTCGATAAAATCGTAAAACTTCACTTGATGAAACTTTCTTATCATAATCCAAATCAGATATTGTTTCTTCAGATTCGACAATGTATCCTTGAAGGTGTGCTAATACTTCTTCGATTATTTCATTATCTTCCATCAGCATCATTTCTCCTTCAAAAAAAAGTTGTTAAATGTAGATGTGACTCTACATTTACTCTGCAGTTAATGAGATTGTGAAACTTGTATGTTCACTATCTACTGTGATAGTTTCAGTTTTAGTAACATATCCAGTTGCAGAAACTTCTACAGTTACAGAACCTTCTGTTATACCTGTGAAACTACATCCACCTGCAGAACCAGTTGTTTTACTGGTTTCTCCTATTGTGACAGTTGCTCCATTAATAGCAGTTGTTCCATCGTTGATTGTGAATGAGATGTCTTGTGTGGTTTCTTCCTCTCCACTGTTGTCATCAGAGATTGAATTATTCTCTGAATTAGATGGGAGGCACTTCAGCAACTAATACATCTTTATCGTAGAGTATGAGTACATCGAACCATACATCGACAGAAGACAAGTATGCTTTTTTCTCGTGTTCGTAACTGTTTTCAGAAGTAATATCTTCAAGGAAACCATATACGATAGAATCCGGATTAGCAAGAATAATATGTTCATTATAACTGTTTTTAGGAACATCTAATACATCTGCAACTTGTACAGGTACGCCCCAAATGAATAATTGGTCTCCTCTGAAGTAGATTTTATCTCCTTCTTCGGTTTCTCTTGCATCTGCTTCTTCCATTAATCTTCCTTCCATTATGGAAGAGACATAGAATTTAGCACCATTTCTGTTTCCTCTTTGGAAAGCAAATTGAGAAAGCATCTTTTTCAATTGTGGAACTAATGGTTTGGTTAAATCAATATCAGTGAATTCTCCCATTGGTAATTGTGGATTATCAGAAGAATGAGCAGTATAATAAGTTTTAATGTCTGCACATTGTTGTAATAAACCATTGATGTGGTCAAATCCGGATTTAGTTGCTCCAGTGGATTTTTTTATTCCATAGATGGAAATTTGTTCTGCACTGTAACCAACTCTTTCTGCTAACATTTGTTCGATATGTGGTAAGAATGATGCTTTTTCAATATTAGCAATTAAGAAGTTTTTAGCAGTGTAAGTGAATGCAGAGAAAGGTTCTGCAACAAGGCTGTTTCTTGAGAATTGTGGAACAGTTTCATCTAAATCAGTGTAACCATCGGTTAACTGTGCACCTGCATTAGCACCGGATAACTGTTTCATAGATTGTAAATCGACATCTAATCTCATATAAGAGATGTCATATTCAATACTATCCATAGTAATGAACCTTGCATCGTTCATTATAGATGGTCTGTTCTCAACAAGTTCAAGGAAGTTTTCTGCTTCGGTCTGTTGTTTCCAAGCAGGATTCCAAGCACCTTGACTTCCCGGATTACTATCCCATTTCAAAACGAATGGTTTTCCATTTACGATATCATCTTTTGTGATTATTGTAGACATAGATTATCAACTCGCAATTTTGATTATTTAGATAATTTTTAGTTTCTTATTTTTCTTCCGAAAGAATCTCTATTAGTTTTTTGGTAAAAGGTTTGTACTGGTTCGGAATTTTGGTTTTCAATCATATTGGTTTCTCTTTTGTCGATTGAAACATCATCATCTTCTTCAGTATTATTTTCTTCGGAAGTTTCTTCTTTTTCGATTTCTTCATCTTTTTCTTCTTCAGATGAAGCATCAGTTTCTTCTTCTGCTTTTTCTACAGATTCATCTTCTTCTTTAGTTTCTGTTTCTTCTTCTGCTTTTTCAATCTCTTCATCTTCAGAAGGTTCTTCGGCTTTGGATATGCCTTCAAGGATTTGTTTATTCTGTTCGATGATAGTGTCAAGTTTCTCGAACAATGCAGTTACAGTTTCATCGGTTGAAGTTTCTTCTGTAATAACTTCTCCTTCTTCTGCTTTTTCAACTGCTTCTTCTGATTTAGTAACGAATAATCCTTTGATTCTTTCTAAAGCAGAAACAGAAATCATTTCTTTTTCTTTTTCGATTTCGGTCATTTCTTCAACATCCTTCTCGTTTTTGTTGATGTATGCATCGTATGACATTACTTCAAAGTCATATTGATTCGCAGGTTTATCCACAAATGAGATATATAATGGAATAACTTCTTCAATGTCTTTAATGTCACGATAATTCAATGATTTATTAATAAACCAATATTTAGGAGTAAATGCTTTTTCAGAAACACTACCTAAACTAAATCCATTGAGTTTACCTTCAAGTATGCATTGAATGAGTTTTTCATTAGTAACTTTCAAGGTTGCTAACCAACTTCCTGCAGGTACAACTTTGCCATTTACTTCAGTGTCAATTTCAGAGATCCAACTGGCAAATACTTCAACACCAGTATTTTTGATGTTAGTGTGCATTGTATCGGTATCTCTCTGATATTTTGTGAAAATGGTTTTAATGTCTTTCTTGGTAAGTACATCTCCATCGGAGTCTTGTACTCCATTTGCGATGATTACACCATTCACAATTAAGGCTTCAGTCAAATTTAAGCAACTCCTACATTTATTTTGTTTGTTTTGTTTAGGTAATCGTGGTTGATGGATTCAAACCACCACTGGATGTCAAAGAAGATTGACATCATCAAATAACCACGAAAAGAATAATAAATAAATTTTTAATCTAAATATTCAATTTCGCAAACACAACCGGCTACATTCTCAAAACTTCCTTGTGTGTCTCGTGGATATAACATTTCATCTAAAGTGTCAGTATTTTCATCAACTACTTGAAATGTATCATCAATATCGATTACTGGATAGGATTCCATTTCCATATGCCTTGTTGTTTTTCCTGCACCAGTCCATACCCATTTCTTTTGCGAATACACTTTGTCTTTTCCATTTGATTCTGCTTCATCATTCATTGCTTGTACTTCTTCCCATTCACTTGCTGATTGGGATTCACGAAGTAATTGTTCGGATAGTACATTTAAATCACGATAACTATAATCAGATGGAATATTCAATCCTTCACTTGCAAGAATATCTCCTCTTGCTTTCGCTACATCTTCCATTACTTGTCTTCTGTTTGCTACACTTCGGTTTTTTTGTTCATCAAGCATTTTATGATATTCTTTCACTGGCATTTCGAAGTTTTTCAATGTTTTTTCTACATAGTCAACATTCTTTGCAATGCGATTTACTTGATTTTCAACTGCACGATTCAAATCCTTTTGTGCTTTGTTTCGGATTAGTGATTTGAAGAATGCAGTATCTGAAGTATATTTATTGTTGATGATTTTTTGATAGTTTGAATATACAGCAGGTTTCATCAATACACTAACTTCTGCCCATAACATTGATTGAGTTGGTTTCTTGGGATTTCCATTATCAACACTTTCAATGTAATTGTCAATTAAGTAGTTATTGTATTGTTGAATGCGATAAGCAGTTTTCTTCGCAGTTCTTAATTGGTTTTGGGATTTATTGATGAAGTATTTAGTTTTCTTTGAGATATTCAATTACATCCCTCACATCTTCGAATGAAGTTAGGTCATCAGTGTTTGGTTCTATTCCCAGTAGGTTTCCATTGTAGAATCTGTCATTGTAGATTGGATTGTTTTCATCAACATTCAAGTCAAGTTTCGGATAGTACATTGCTAATGCATTGATTGTTTGTCCGATTGTGAGTATTCCATTGTTGAATAGTTTGAGTAGGTTGTCTACTTCGATTTCTTTTTTATCGGAGAATATTGGTGTTTCAATATTTGTAATTGCATTGAATTTGAAATACTTCTTGTTGAATTTTGTGATTTGGATTTCGAATGGCATTTGCTCGTTTTCAAGGCTTTTAGTGTATACTTCGTAGATTACATCTGATTTATTGGAATTCATTGATTCTTTGTCAGATGCATTCATCATACGAATCTTCGGTATACTGAAACAAGCAAGTACATCATCATCACATTGTTCAGCAAGTTGAGAAAGATAATCGTAATTCTGTTCACTAATAGGAATGTACTGTACATTGAAAGGAATTTCAGTATTGAATGATTGTAACTCCAAAGTCAATATTCCAGTTCCGGCTTCAGACATTTGGTCTTCCAAACTATCATCAATACTCTCTTCATTTTTCATTGCCGGTGGTCTAACAACAGTGAGTATTCCACTTAATAAGTTTCCTTCGTTGATTTTCTTTGCATTCAATTCATCAAGGCTTACTTTTGCAGATATACTGTTGAATGCAGGTAACCAGTAAGGAATATCGTAAAACTCTGATGTTTTTCCACCACCAATCCACAAACAAACAGGTAACTCATCATCTTCTTCAGTGTAATTGTACCTTGATAATCTCATCTTCACATCTTGTTTTCCAACAACTTGCTGAATCGCATAGTAAGATGAAACCATTACTCCATCTTCGTTCGGTTTTCTTTCTTCGTGAATGAAAACAGATTTAGCAGGTATCTGATAGAGTTTCTTTGGTAATCCAGTTTTTTTATCAAATATGATTTCGCTTACACCATAACCATAGGAATAGAATTCTTGTACTTGTTTGTAGAATTCGTTGATGTTGTTTTTCCAAAATTCAATTACATATTCTTCCAGTTTTGTTTCTTCTTCTGTTAGGAATGTAAAGTCATTGAGTATGACATCCTGTGAAAGTATACGAATTGATTTATCCAGTTTATTATTCTGCAAGATTAAAGATTCAGCAACTGACACTGGAACGAATGGATCTATACGAAGTTTGTAATGACCATCTTCCTTACTTGTCTTTGGTGCTAATTCAGATTGAATCTGCCTTTTAGCGAATTCTAATGATTGATTAATAACTGGATATTCTACTTTCATAGTAATTGACCTTTGTGAATGTGATGATTTGAAAAATGAAGGAAGTATAAAAAAAAGAATAATATTTGGTTTACTGGTAAAAAGGTAATTGGTTTGAGGCACAAAAAATTTGATAAGGTATTAAAACTCTATTACTGCTGTTTTAGTTTTTTTTTGAAGGAACAAAATAATACTGTATTTCAAGTAAGTCGGTACATTTTCGTGTTTAATTGGTAAATATGTAAATTCATATATTTTTTGAAGATTTAATAGTGAATAATTAAAGATTTACTTTTTTTTGTTTTTGTTACCAGTACAAAATTTTTTTTATACTTCTCCTTCAATATATACTCTAATCAGTATATGGAGTTTAATGTAAGTTATTTTGATTAGAAAAAATAGTTTAAACAAAGAATGGAATAATCTACTAATTACAGGAATCCGATTACTTAATTAGATTCTACATATTTAAAATTTTATAAAGATGCTACCATTATATTTAATTCAAATTTTTCAGTGTAAATAATTAAACCAATAATGACATATTTATTTTTTACAGTTTGTATAAAGACAAGTTCTACAAATTTTTAGATTCCAAATGCAATAGTGTGGATTATTCCATCTTCACTATTAATTTTGTTTGTCTTTGTATTTGTAATCTAAAATCAGAAGTGAATTATAATGATTGAACAAAGGTTGTCATTTCTTGCCACGCATATCCTAATGCATCGACATCATCCGGTGACTTCTGTTTCTTCATTAATTCTTGGTCAGGAGTTATAGTCATAAATTGTTCGAATAATCCATCCTTCTGTTCTAATATTGGTTTGAGATGTTCACTGAATCGAAGTTTACCATTTCGTATTGCTTGTGCAACTGGTCTTGCACGATTGAATTTGGATTTTACTGGTCGGATTCCTTTGATGATTACTCCATATTCATATTGAATGTTTCGTAGTATGTCATCTCTCCAATATCTCATACTGTAAGTTGAGTCACTTCCCGGTTCTATCTCAATTCCTAATGTATAGAGTTGATTATCTCTTGCATTCTTTTCCACGAATTGTTCTACAGATGCTTCCGGTGTTGATGTTTTGTTTCGGAGTATATCGTTGACTACTGTTACTCCATTGTCCAAGCAAATTAAATTATAAATAACAGTGTTGTCTCTTCCAGTTGATGCCAAATCCATTCCTTCTGTGCAGAATAATAGTTCTCTGTGAGTATAATCTTCAACTGGAATGTATGCATTGAGTAATGTCTCCATATCGATTAGGTCACCTTGTTGTGCTTTGTAATGCCAGTTTCCATACATCTGATATTGTTGGTCAATGTAATCTAATTGTTTCAGTGACTCTTCGTAGGTTGCAGTATCGATATAAGGATTGTCACGATAGCACATATCCACATAAGGTAAGTCACCATCAATATATTTTTCAACAAGATATTCTGTACTGTCTCCACCGGGATTACTTGCATTGATGAATCGTAATGGTATCCAGTCATCTGCTTTTCTTCTTAAACTACGATATAGAAATCTTAAAGTTGATTCATTTAATTCGGATGCTTCATCGTTTAGGATTGTATGATAAGATTCTCCTTTTACATCTTGTTTGTGAGTTTCATTATCAAATGCTTTGAAATGTATTTCTGCTCCGGATGGTGCAAGTATTCTTATCAATCCGGATTCTCTTGATTTTAATCCATCAATGGATTTAAGCATATCAAATACACTACCAGTACCGATTAACTCCCTGTATTTCTTCCTTGTAACCAAACAACGATATTGAGGAAACTCAACAAATTGCAACGCTAATGCAGATAACAGTTTAGTTTTTCCACCACCACCTGCACCACCTGTTAATGCTTCGTTGATGCCTTCTCTATTATGGCAAGAAGTCAATGCCATTAATTGTTGTTTGTCATACAATTCAAAATCGATGAATGGATTCTCAAGGATTGTGTGATAATAGTTTGCATAATCCCAACTGTTGAATTTAGTCATAATCCATTTCTTCCATTCTCTTTTGCATTTCTTCAATCTTCTTCAACTTTACTTCAGAATTAGTTTCCTTCTTAACATCAGCATCAACCACTGCATCAACAACAGTTGCACCTTCGTTGATGATTTCATTTAGTGATGCAGTTTCATTTCGTATTGCTTCACTGTTTTTAGATGCTCCATAAATCTTTTGATTGGTTGCCATTTCATCATCATTCATCAATTGATGTAACAGTTTGTCTTGTATTTTCATACGAACCTTTTGCATATGAATTCTCTCTTCACGAATCTGCTTAATTTCTTCAGCAAGTTCTTCATCGTGTAAGTGTTGCATATATTCGTCATATGCCTTACTT